ACTCAAATTTTTCCTAGTTTTTTCAGAATTCGCTCATTAGACACTCTAAAGACATTTTCTTTTTCGATATCATCAAGTTCTGACCAGTTAATGATTTCCGAGCGTGTGCGACCACAAGAAGCACACAGCTCGATATCATCTATAGTGACAAGTTTACATTGATAAATACATGGTGATTCTATAGACATAAATGGTAACCAGAGTGTTTAGATAATAGAAGACCTAACCCGAATAAAAAAAGGTATTCGGTATTCGCACTCACCTTAGAAGGGAGGGATAGCTCTCGTTTATCTAGTACCATAGTTTCTCAGACTATGTCCGCTTCCACGATCCCTGATACCTTATAGACTATACTGCTTGTCAAGTAGAGAGTACCTCTGCGGTTAAACACGTTTATCCTGGTCTGTCGCTATCTACATTCCAGAGGGCTGGGTAATGGCCCCGTTAGGAATAATATACTAGCATTTTATTGATTGGTCAATTTATAAATATTGTTTGACCTAGATATCATTATTTGATATCTTGTTCTTAAGGGGAGATTATGTTAGCAGAATTTATCTTAGCAATTAGCATAAGTGGCTTGCCAAAAGACATGCACTACATTGGACATTTTACCAGTTGTGAAGTAGCCAATTTATATGCAGAGCTAAATTATCCAGACGCAGCAGATGTCAGATGCTTGCATGAAAAGTTTATGGTTTTGCCTAATAACTTTAAAAAGAAAGTAATAGACATATATGACACTTAGAGAGTTTTATCGGCTAATTTGCAGGCTTTTTAATGATGGGGAACCATTACCTTACAAATACACAAGAAAAGATGGTTATTGGAAAATGACAAAAGGTTATATCCCTAACAGAGGGCGTGAGATTTCTTTACATACTTATGCCAAATTGTTAGAGGTGGATCGTGAATGGCACAATATATTAAGAGAAAAAACCTTGGCTATGCGTAAGCAAAATAAAAAAATTAAAACTAAATATAAAGGAGACTGATATGACTGAGAACGTAAAACCATTTTTAGTTCGATTAACTACAGAAAATGTGGATCGATTAAATAAAGCAAAAGAAGATATGGAGTTGCCAAAAGCAACAATTATTAATCAAGCGATTGAGGAATATTTAACGAAAGATTTAAACTCAAGGCTGAATAAAATATTATGACACCCACAATACGATTAGAGCTGCCTTACCCGCCCAGTGTAAATAATTATTGGCGTGCAAACGGTCATCGTAGATACATTAGTCCTGAAGGGGTACAGTTTGCAAAAGAAGTAGATTTAGTTGTTAAGCAAGGCAGGCATAAATCGTTTGGCAATAAATTAGTTGCAATGAGCGTTATGATACATCCCAGATCGAAAAGAAAATTCGACCTAGACAATACACTCAAAGCCATACTTGATGCGTTGATGAAAGCAGGTATGTATGATGACGATTCACAAATTGAATACATTGAGATTGCCCGTGGAGAGCAAGTAGAGAACGGAAAGGCAGTCGTACATTTGTACGAGTATGAAGCGTGATTACACGAGCTTTATTGATGCAGAATCAAGCCCTAACGGCACCCGATTTTGCAGTTCGTGTTATCGACATAGAAATAGTCACGGTGGTAAATATAAAATAGGCGTACATGGTAAAACCCGCCGTTGGTTATGTAGTGAATGTTATAAGAGGCGTAATAACGTCAAATCTATTTATTAGGAGAAAATAATGGCTGAGCAATATCAAGCAAAACCTGGCACGGGTAGTGCATTTAAGAATGATAATAAGACAGAAGATTGGCATGCCGATTGGCGTGGCAAAATTTTGTTACCTGATGGTACGGAACATTACTTAGATATTTATGACAACATAAGTAAAAGTGGCGTTTCCTACCGAAGTGTTAGAGTTGGTAATCCTGTGGCGAACGCCAACAGCGGTCAAAGGCCAGTACAAAATCAAGCACCAGCGCGTGCGCCTGTGGCTGAATCCCTTGACGAAATTGAGGACGATTTACCCTTCTAGTGATTGAGTATATTTTATTTGTAACTTTTATGGGAGACTTTGGTCCGACTGAAAAACCAGTCGGATCATTTGAATCGTGTAAACTAGCAAGTAATTATTATGAGCAATATTATCGTAATAAAGAAACATACAATGGATACCGATGTATTCGTGAAGATTTAATTGTTAAAAGAAAAGGCTTGCATGAGCGAAACAAAAAATAAAAGTAAACCAATTCCAAGTTTGTCAGGATATGGTGGAGTTCGAGCATTACAAAAAAAGTTAGAACGCAGCACAACTCTTGCGGCTAACAGAGAGGCTGTCGCGTACAGCCTTCTTTGTATGGCAAACACAAAAATTACAGATGTTATGGAATGGGACCATGAAGGCAATGTGCAAGTCAAAGCAAGTAAAGATATTCCAGAACACGCATTGCAAAGTATTAAGTCAATCAAGATAGATAGAGATGGTATGATAGCAATAGAGTTTTGGGACAAAGTACAAACACTAAGATTGTTAGCAAAAGCAAGTGGACTATTAGATAATCCTGATGAGTCAGATAAACCGTCCGTAATTGGAATTAATGTTAAAGCACCTGAGATAATTGATAATGACGAATCCTAAAGACACCCAAGTAGGTGGTAATCACTATGCACAAATGAAGATCCAGCCGATGGAGTTTTCTATGGCAAATGGATTGAACCCCATGCAACATACGGCTATTAAGTACATTGTACGAGTAGACCGTAAGGGTAATGGTGATGAAGATATAGATAAAGCAATACACACATTACAACTTTGGAAACAATGGAGGAAAGACCATGGAAATCAAAGCAGAGATTGAATTGTTGCGCGAGGAGTTTGCTATGGCTAATATGAATAACACACGTGTTATGAAAATCATAGATGAGCTATGGCAAGATAATCAACGTCTTCGACAATTAATTAATGCCAAGCATCCTGATATAGACGACGATGAGCAATAATAAAGAGCGTAGCAAGAAACAGATTGCTGGCCCTGGTATTGATTTAGATTTTAGTACCAGCCCTGTTGTATATAACTTTTTACAAAGCAATAAATTTGTTCGTGGATTGATGGGGCCAGTAGGCTCAGGCAAATCTTACGCCTGTGCTGCTGAGATTATGATGCGTGCCGTTAGGCAAAAGCCATCCCCTGTCGATGGCATACGTTATACTCGCTTTGTTATTGTACGTAACTCTTATCCCGAACTCAAAACAACAACCATTAAAACTTGGCAAGAGTTGTTTCCTGAAAATACATTTGGTCCGATGTTATATACCCCTCCGATCACTCATCACATTCGCCTCCCATCCCGTGGTGATGCTGCGGGCATAGACTGTGAAGTGATATTTTTAGCATTGGACCAACCTAAAGACGTGCGTAAATTACTCTCGCTTGAACTAACAGGCGCATGGGTAAACGAGGCACGGGAGTTGCCTAAAGCCGTCATTGACGGACTCACCCATCGTGTCGGTCGTTACCCCACACAAAAAGATGGTGGCCCCACATGGCATGGTGTTTGGATGGATACCAACCCAATGGATGATGACCATTGGTGGTTTCGTTTATCTGAAAAAGAAAAACTTAGTGGTAAATACGGTTGGGACTTTTTTAAACAACCTGGCGGTGTTATTGAAGTAAGCCCAGAAGATTTACCTGATAATCCAGAAGCAAACGATCATATCTTTTCTGGTGGGCGTTGGTGGAAGATTAATTCTAAAGCAGAGAATGTAAAAAATCTACCGTCAGGGTATTACATGCAAATGTTAGGTGGTAAGAATTTAGATTGGATCCGTTGTTATGCAGAAGGTCGATATACTTATGTACAGGAAGGTAAACCTGTCTGGCCTGAATATGATGACCATTTAATGAGTTCTAGTGAGATTGATTATGATCCTACACAACCTTTACATATTGGACTTGACTTTGGTTTAACGCCAGCCGCTGCAATAGGACAAAGATTGCCTAATGGACGCTGGATTGTATTACATGAAATTGTAACAGAGGACATGGGTTTAGAAAAATTTGGACAACAATTACTGGCTGAGATTAATGCTAGATTTCCTAAAGCACAAATTATGGTATGGGGCGATCCTGCGGGTATGCAACGTGATGCTATTTATGAAGTCACGGCATTTGATTATTTAAGAACGCTAGGATTACGCGCACAACCCACAGCATCAAATAACTTTCAAGTTAGGCGTGAAGGAGCCGCAGCTCCAATGCAACGCCTGATTGCGGGTAAGCCAGGATTGATTATACATACTTCATGTAAAATGCTACGCAAGTCATTAGCGGGTGGGTATCATTTTAAACGTATTGCGGTAGGTGCAGGACATGAACGATTTAAAGACAGTCCAAACAAAAACGAACATTCACACATTGGTGACGCATTTGGTTATCTTATGTTAGGTGGCGGCGAACATAAACGTATGACAAAATCGCCATTACAATCAAGCACACTGATTGCACAAACAGTAGCGAACGCGGACTTTGATGTTTTCAATTGATCCAAACTTTTTAAAAAACGAAATGCCTCATGTTCCAGGCGGTTATTATTTGCCATTTAATATTAGCCATCTTGATAACTTTCAAGGAATAATAAATTATGACTCTAAAGCAATGTCGCTTGAAGATAGAAAACTCTATATTAATTTTCAGTCTCAAAGCGGTCCTTGCATTACTGCGTTTGTTTATAATACTCCTGTCGCTGTTTTTGGTTGCGTCTTACTTTGGCGTGGGGTTGGCGAGGCGTGGTCTTTATTCGCTGAAGAAGCAAGAAGATATCCCATCGCTATGACGAAAGGGGCAAAATCTTTTTTTGATAGCTGTCAGATATCATTTAACTTGCATCGATTACAAATTACTGTTAAAACATCAGATAAGCGAGCTGTGGGTTGGGCGAAGACTTTGGGATTCGAAGCCGAAGGCATTATGCTTAAGTACAGCTCAGATCAAGAAGATACTTTTATGATGAGGAGAAAATAGATGGGTGGGTTGATTGGTGGTGCTAAAAAGCCTGATACATCTGCGGCTGAAGAATCATTACGTTTACAACGTGAACAAACAGCACTTGCAGAAAAAAAAGCGTTAGAAGAAAGACGTTCTTATGAAGAACAGTCTGCATCAAGACGTAAAGCAGCACAGCGTGGTGGTAAAAGAATGCTGTTATCTGAATCAAGATTAACGCCAGAAATAGGCATTGAAGAAGAAACTTTAGGAGGATAACATGGCCGCACTTGACTTCGGTATGGCAAAGGCAAGAGGCTTAATTGCTCCATCTCAATCGTATGAAGAAAATGTTATTTCAAAAGCTGGCGGGCGAAATATATTTAAGTCTGAAGACTGGTGGAATAAACAGCTTGATGTTGGTATAAAAGAAGGCAGTTTTAAAGACAAAACGACTGAGCGTGTTGCTCCTGGAGTATTCTCTGGACGAGGTACATTTGATTCTATAGTGCGTAGAAAAGGTTATGAATCAGCAACACCTGTTTATGAAGAACGATATATTAGACGTGGTCGTGGATCTGGCCCTCAATATTTACCTATTGATACGCCTAATGTCGATACAAAACGATACATGGTGCAAAAAAACATTATTGGTTATGACGCAACAAAAACAAAAGATGTTACGAAAAATGTATTAAATCAAATCTCAAAACAATCAAAACTCCAAACTGAAAGAATTAAGTCTGAAGGAGCTAAAGAGCGTGCGTCCAAAAAAAGATTAACAAGAGGGACGGGAGGCTTATTAGCTAAGGCACCAATCCCTGGAACAGAAGGTATGGCTACAGGATTACCTGTATTAGGCGAAGGTGGTCTTGGTATTGGTTCAACAATGTTAGGACAAAGGCAGAAACTATAATGGACAAAATGAAAAACAAAGTTAAGAAAGTTATGCAAGAATATAAAGCTGGAAAACTTAAATCAGGTTCAGGTGCAAAAGTTACTAAGCGCAAGCAAGCAGTAGCTATTGCTATGTCAGAATCAGGACAAAAGAAAAAAGGATACTAATGGCTAAACCAGGATTGTATGCAAACATGAATGCACGTAAAAAAGCTGGCACAAGCCGACCAAAATCAGAATCTACTATTTCTGATAAAGCGTATAAGAATATGCTAAAAGGTTTTCCTAAAAAGAAAAAATAAATGGAATTATACAAAGGCGCATATCCAACTCGAGATATTGAGCAAGTCAGGCTAATTGAAGGTCAGGCTTTCTCAATAGGACATGCACATGATTTTGCAAGTCCATTAGCTAATGGGGCTAGTATTGATATTGCGGTTGCATTTCCACAAGGAATAAATCCTATATTTAGTATTAAAGGATTGTCTGATGGTGATGCAGTAGGTTATCTGTATGAAGGTGCTAGTGTAACAGGCGGTACAGCAATGACTATTATTAATAAAAATAGATCTAGCACGATTACGAGTAAAGGTGTAGCAGTGCTTAACCCAACAGTAACCTCTTTAGGCACACCTATATTACAAGAAATATTATTAGGCGGTACTGGAAAAAAAGGTGGTGGCGATGATACAGGAAATGGAAATATTATACTGAAAGGATTAACATCTTATTTATTTAGATTAACTAATCAAGATCAGAATAATAACCCGCATGCTGCTGAAATTATATTAAGTTGGACTGAATAATGGTTGCTAAAAAATATCAAAATCCAGAAGGAGGCTTGAATGAAGCTGGGCGAAAATACTTCAAAAGGACTGAAGGCTCAAACCTTAAAGCGCCGCAAAAGTCTGGCACTGATGGTAGGCGCGTATCTTTTGCTGCTCGTTTTTCTGGGATGGCTGGGCCGTTAAAAGATGAAAAGGGTAGACCAACACGATTAAAAAAAGCATTACAAGCGTGGGGTTTTGGTAGTAAAGAAGCAGCACGTAATTTTGCAAACAAAAACAAAAAGGCATAACTATGGAAATGATGAGACTGAGCGCTGAAGATGTTTTAAAAAGACATGATAAAGCAATGACAAAAAAAGAAGACTTCCGTAGTCTTTATGAAGAAGCCTATGAGTTTGCTCTACCTCAGCGTAATCTATATGACGGACATTATGAAGGCAAAGTTGGTGGACAAAAGAAAATGAGTCGCGTGTTTGATTCAACTGCGATTAATTCTGCTCAACGATTTGCTAACAGAATGCAATCAGGTATTTTTCCTCCACAACGTAAATGGTGCCGATTAGAGCCAGGATCTGATATTCCAGTTGATCGAAAAGCAGCTGCTCAAGCTGCACTAGATTTATATAATGAAAAATTATTTGATACATTAAAACAATCTAACTTTGATATTGCTATTGGTGAATTCTTACTTGATCTTTGTGTAGGCACTGCTGTCATGTTAGTACAGCCAGGTGATGATGTTAATCCAATAAATTTTATTCCTGTGCCACAATACCTTGTATCTTTTGAAGAAGGCGCTGATGGACAAGTAGATAATGTATACAGACGTATGCGAATCAAGGGCGAGTCTATTCAACGTCAATGGCCTGATGCAAAGATTCCAAAAGAATTAGCAGATAAGATTGAACAAAAACCTACAGATGATGTAGAACTTATTGAAGCAACTGTCTTTGACCAAAAACGTGGTGATTATTGTTACCATGTCATACATAAAGAATCTAAACAAGAATTATTATATAAACGTATGGATCATAGTCCTTGGATTGTTTCTCGTTATGCTAAAGTAGCAGGAGAAATATATGGGCGTGGACCACTCATCACCGCATTACCAGATATTAAAACATTAAATAAAGTTAAAGAATTAATATTAAAAAATGCTTCTTTATCTATTTCTGGTGTATATACGGCAGCAGATGACGGCGTTCTAAATCCTAATACTGTTAAAATTATGCCAGGTGCAATTATTCCTGTAGCACGTAATGGTGGACCACAAGGCGAATCATTAAGACCGTTGCCACGTGCGGGAGACTTCAATGTATCTCAGTTAATTATTAATGATATTGTAGCTAACATTAAACGTATTCTATTAGATGAATCTTTACCACCTGACAACATGTCAGCGCGTAGTGCAACAGAAGTTGTAGAACGTATGAAAGAATTATCACAAAATCTAGGCTCTGCTTTTGGGCGTTTAATTAATGAAACAATGATTCCTGTTGTTACTCAAATATTACAAGTAATGGATGAGCGCGGTATTATTTCTTTGCCACTCAAAGTAAATGGATTAGAAATTAAGATTAGTCCAGTCGCCCCATTAGCAATGGCACAAAATATGGAAGATGTACAAAACATATTACAGTTTGCACAAATTGCACAATCAGCTGGTCCACAGGGACAAACAATGATTAAAGTAGATGAGATGCTAACTCATATTGCAAACAAACTAAATGTACCGCAGAGTATATTAACCACCGCAGAAGAACGTCAAATTTTACAACAACAAGCAGTTCAAGCTGCACAACAAATGGCGCAAGAAGCTCCTGAAACTGTGCCAGCTATGGCTCAAGCTGCATTACAAGGATAGATTATGGCTGGATGGGATGACTTAGAGCAAGCATTACCGCTTGACACTCGAGATGTACAGCAACAAAGAGATGACACAGATCGTTTAGTATTAAGAGTTATGGGCGATGAAGACGGACAAAAACTAATGCAATGGTTACGCCAATCTGTATTAGAGCAACCTGTAGCCTTGCCAGGAAGCGACTCAAGTTATGCTTACTATCGTGAAGGACAGAATAGTATACTAAGAGATTTAGAAGCAAGGTTAATTAGAGCAAGGAAATTATAATGAGCGAAGAAACAATCGAGCCTAGCGCTCAAGAGGAAACTCAAGAGTCGACTGGCCTACTCGATGGAGCAACAACAGAAGTTGAGGAAGCCAGCTCAGAAAATCCACAAGCAGTAGAAATAGATCATCGTGATCCAGCTGAATTAGCAGCACAGCAAGACGATGAACCACTCGAGCGACCAGATTGGTGGCCTGAGAATTTCTGGAAATCAGAAGAATCAGAACCAGATTTAGAAGCAATTGCAAAATCATGGACTGATTTACGTAAACAAATATCACAAGGTAAACACAAACCACCAGCAGACGGCAAATATGATATGTCAGCTTTTGGCAACACAGCAGAAAATGATCCTATTAGGCAACATGTTCTTAATTGGGCTGGCGAGTATGGCGTAAGCCAAGCCGCATTAGATGCTTTAGTAAGCCAAGTGGTTGAAATGAATGATGGCGCTGCTGAAGCCTATAGTGTTAATTTAGCAGAAGAACGTAAAGCTTTAGGTCCAAATGCTGATGCTAGAATTAATGGCATGGTTAAATGGGCTTCAGGTCTAGTTAATAAAGGCGTATGGTCTAAAGATGATTTTAATGAGTTTAAAGTAATGGGTGGGACTGCCAAAGGTCTTGCTGCATTAGAAAAACTTAGATCATCTTATGAGGGCCGTCTACCTATAGAAACAACACCTGTAGAAGGCACACCATCTAAAGAAGACTTATATGCTATGGTAGCGGATCCACGATACAAAGATGATCCAGCTTACCGTCAAAAAGTAGAACGAGCGTTCTCTCAAAACTTTAACTAGTAACATTGCAATAAAGCCTTATCTGTGATATATTCACGGGTAAGGCTTATTGTATTCACAACCCTTAACGCAAGTAATCTTGTCGAATGGCTATCGTAAATAGCAAGCACCGGCCCAGATTCTCTGGCATACCACAGCGATTAATTTATTTTTATTAATTTCTAAAAGGAGAATAACATGGCTATTGGTTTATCTAATGCTTTTGTTACCCTATTTGATGCCGAAGTTAAACAGGCTTACCAAGCTAAATCACAATTAGTTGGTGCTACTCGTATGAGACGCGGCGTTGAAGGGGAAGTTGTGAAGTTTCCTAAAGTAGGTAAAGGTTCAGCGACACTTCGTGTGCCACAAACTGACGTTACTCCACTTAATGTAAGCTTCTCACAAGTTACAGCTACGCTCGAAGATTGGAACGCAGCTGAATACAGCGACATCTTTATGCAACAAAAAGTTAATTTTGATGAAAGACAAGAGTTAGTACAAGTTCTTGCTAACGCTATTGGTCGTCGTCAAGATCAACTTATTCTTGATGCATTAGATGCTGCATCTACATCATACACTGTGTCTAATGACATTGGTGGTACTGATACAAACTTAAACGTAGCTAAACTACGTGAAGCTAAAAAACTTATGGATAAAAATAACGTTCCTCCAATGGATCGTCATATGGTTATCCATGCTAACTCTTTAGCTGCATTGCTTTCAGAAAATTCAGTAACATCTTCTGACTTCAATACGATTAAAGCTTTAGTACAAGGCGAAATTGATACTTTCTTAGGTTTCAAATTCCATGTACTTGGCGACCGTACTGAAGGTGGCTTACCTGTTGATGGTTCTCTTGACCGTCAATTATTTGCATTCCATAAAGATGCAATTGGCTATGCTGAAGGTATCGCTCCTCGTACAGAGATCAACTATGTTCCAGAAAAGACTTCATTCCTTGTGAATACAATTCTTTCTGCTACAGCTGTTGCTATCGACAACGAGGGTATCATTGAACTCACATGTCGTGAATCTTAATAAGGAGATATTATAATGGCTTACTCAAAAGACAACCTCCAGCCTATCGGTGGTCAATCTAAAGCTGGTAATGCTCCTCAGATGTGGAGCTATACAGCACCGGGTACTGATGCTCTTGCTGACATCAATACTTCAGGTTACTTTAATGACGCTTCTACTGTATTAAAAGTAGGTGACTTAATTCATGTATGGGACGCTTCTGTTCCTACATCTTCATTAGTTACTGTGCTTTCTAATGCTTCTGGCGTTGTTGACGTATCTGATGGTACAGCACTATCAGTCGCTGACGCTGACTAAGTAGTAAATGCAAAGGGTGGGAGTTTAGGCTCCCGCCTATTTGCACATTTGGAGATTATGAATGGCAACTGGTGATACCGATATTAAAATATGTTCTGATGCACTATTATTACTAGGTGCAAACCCTATCTCATCTTTTACAGAAGGAACGGATGAAGCTAACATATGCGACCGACTTTACCCAGATGTAAAGATTAAAACACTAGCAAGCTTTCCATGGTCTTTCTCATTTAAGAAAGCACAACTTTCAAGACTTATTACAACACCTGTAAACGAATACAAATACGAATATCAATTGCCATCAGACATGATTGCAAGACCAAGAGCGGTTTATGATACTAGTTCAACTTATGCTCACCCAAGACGTGATTATAAAATTCAGGGCGATAAGATATTAACTAATTATGAAAAAGTATATATTGATTATCAATATAAAGTACCTGAATATGCTATGCCGCATTTCTTTGTGCAACTATTACGTTATGAAATGGCATGGCATTTAGCAAACCCTATTACAGATCAAACAGAAAAAACAGATTATTGGCGTAGTATTGCAGAAGGCACTCCGGGTGAAAACGGACGTGGTGGCTATATGAGGACTGCAATGACCATAGATTCTCAAGGACAACCCACAAACGCAATTCAAGACTTCTCGCTTATTGATGTGAGGTACTAATGGCTAGATTTGTAGAAATGCAAACTAACTTTACTACCGGAGAGTTAGATCCGTTAGTTAGATCACGTGTTGATTTAAAAGCTTATGATAATGCTTTAGAAGTAGCCAAGAATGTTATATGTCAACCTCAAGGTGGCGTTAAGCGTAGATCTGGTACTAAGTTTATTAATGAATTAGGTGGAA